CGTCAATGCTGATCGGCCGGATCAGTTTCGTTGACCAGCCATGCCGGGATGTCACGCTGCCCATGCAAGACGCGCCAGACATCGATGTGGTCATCACGCTCAATGAAGAAAACCAAATGCGGATAGCGAGTCAGGGGCCAGGAGCGTAAGCCAGGCATGTCTAAGGCGTGTGAGTAGCGCGGCGATCCAGTGGCGGGATGGCGTGCGATGTGGGCGTAGGCCTTCTCAAGGGCATCGATGAACCCCAATGCCGCTTGCTCAGCGTTCTCGCTCAGGTAGTAATCGATTGCCTCATCCACATCCCGGCTAGCCTCGCTGCGCGGGATGACGAGTTTGGACTTCATCGGCGAGCGCGTTTTTCTACGCGCTCACGCAGTGTGGAGAAGTAGGTGGCATCGACCGGTGCCGTCGGCGCAGAGGCTGCGCCCTTGAGCAGCATCCCACGCATGCGCAGGACATCCGCGTCCTTGCGGATCAACTCGCGCACGTACTCACTGCTCGTGCCGTACCCACGTTGTGTGACCTGCTCGTCCACGAAGGACTTGAGCGAATCAGGCAGGGAGATGTTCATGGTGGTCATAGTTTCATTTTAAGACCCTTTGGCAAAATTTGGCAAGAATGCCTTTTGGCCGGACGCAGCATTCAAATTTGCCGCGACCTGATCCAACGCCGCTTGCCAATGCCGCTGCGCAGTCTTGGTACAGCAGGCAAAGCGGATCGCGATCTCCCTCCACCCATATCGCTTGGCCCGCATCCACACCAGGTGACGCTGCTCCACTTCGAGCCAGAGCACCCACTGCATCGTCTCGAGCATGCGCTCAACCTCATCAGGCGTGGGCGGAAAGGACAGACGCACAGGCTCATCAGCCGAGTACGCCTCCCACTCGCTGCGCGCAAAGGCAGGCCAGCAGTTGAAGTAACCCTGCACTCGAACCGGTGGCAGGCGTCGCGCTGTGATTGCAGCCTCGTAGAAGCGCACGGAGACATCGTCAAGGGTCCAGGCTACGCCCGGGCGTTTGACGGGCGTATCAAAGCATTTGGCTCTATCCACGATGCTGTGCTCCCTTGCCGTAAAGACGCTCACCGATGCGACGCACCAGTTGACGTTCAAGGTAGTCAAGCCGATCGTCCTCAGCATTGACGACCAGGATATGCTGGTCACGCCAGCCCTGCTCCTTGATCGCATCGAGGTCGGTGACCCGGGGCTGCAGGCGACCCAGGGGACATTGGTAGTTGTGGGCGGGGATCTTCATGTCACACCTCCTGCGTGTCAATTGCCCAGTGCAGAATCGCCAGGGCATCAGCTTCGTTGTCGTCGGTCACCGGGTGGCCCAGAGCACGCATGGCAGCCATCACTTCGTCCTTGCTGGCATTGCCTTTGCCAGTTGCGTGCTTCTTGATCGTGCCCACGGGCACACCCTGGTACGGGATGTGGTGGTGCTCACACCACGTGGTCAGCGTTGCCATCAAGCCGCCATAGACATGTGCGGCGTCGACACCAACGTGACGGCGTACCTCCTCGAAGTACACGGCGTGGACATCGCCTGCCAATGCTTTCATCTCGGTGAGCCAGCGCTTGAATCGCAGGTAGCGCATGCCTCCACCTTCGAAACGTTGGGTCTTGAAGCTCACGAAACCGTGAGCAGTATCGCCATCACGTGGGCACAGTGCCCAGCCTGTGGTGGTTCCGAGATCGAGACAAAGAATTGTTTGAGTCATGTTTTTTCCAATTTCGGGTTGGGTGACCGAAGGTGACCACCGTCAGGATGCGTTCTTCACCCGCGCACGTGTAGGCGTTAACCAGTACGACGGACACATTCGGTCACCAAGTTCATTTCAAATTCCTATTTGCTGAGTCAAATTTGTCGCTCTGACACAGTTGACGCAGTCCATGGTTAACTTCCATGACCTGCACGTCACGCCTCGCGTGAGGTACTAACCGTAGACTCTGTCAACTGCGTCAGTCGGTGCTTTGCACTGACGCAGCCGACGCAATAAATCTGTCTTGAAAACTGTGTCAGCTGTGTCATTTATGGGTCGCCTGCTTGAAACTTTGTGCCTCAGTTGTCCGCGTAAGGCATATAGCTGGCGCTCTTCTGTTCAATCAGGCCAATGCCCTGAAAGCCCCGGATGCCGGAGGAATTTCGCCACTTCTGTACGCCCCGCGTAATCAGCAAATCTGCAAAGCGACGTTGAGTACCGACAAATTCACCCGTACTTTCCGACCACTGTTTCCAGTCAGAAAACAACTCAGTGGTAAGTGATCTGGCACTGCTGACGAGCATGCAGCGTTCTTCCAGCCAACGACCGAGCGCATCTTCCGCCTCGAAATATTCCTTGGTCGCATTGACTACACTCTGCGGCGCAATGAGCCCCTCGCGCTGCCAGGCCAGACAGCCCTGTACGCCCCACTCCAGGATGGCATTGCGCTCAGTCAGCAACTTGGCTTGGAGCTGCTTATCGCGCTTTTCTGGGGGAACAGTGATCGTGAACGGCACCAGGTGCAATCGTCGTCGCATGGCCTCATCGATGTTGCGGATGGCCGGCTTGTGATTGCCGGCCACCAGCAGTTTGAAATGAGGAAAGAAGGTGAAGAAGTCCTGACGCATGAAACGCGCGGAGACGGCGTCACCGCCGGTGATCTCCTTAATCTTGGACTCATTCCAGCGTCGACCCTGCTCTGTTTCGGTGGCCGAGACCAGGCGCGCCCCACGCAGTCCCGCCAGGTCAGTCGGATGACGGTCGCCTCTGGATTCCATGAAAGTGTCCATCGGCGCGTTGGCCGCGTAGTCACCCAAAATGGCTGTGAGCACATTAATGAATACCGACTTGCCGTTGGCACCGGTGCCATAGAGAAAGAACAGCGCGTGCTCTTGGGTGGAGCCAGTCAAGCAGTAGCCGAAGACCTTTTGCAGATAGTGAATCTGCGCCTCGTCGCCACCTGTCACACCAGCCAGAAACGCCAACCAGTGCGGACAGCCGTTGCCCGCGTGCAGTGTGGCGGTGCAGATTTTTGTCATGCGGTCACTGCGCTGGTGCGACCGCATGCTGCCGGTGTGCAGATCGACTACACCGCCTGGTGTGTTGAGCGCCCACACATCGGCGTCCCACTCATCCGTGGTTCCGGCATGCCTACGGTCAGATCGTGCCAGTCGCTCGACGCCGCCAATGGTGCTTGATGCCGCCAATTTGGCTGCAAGTTTTGGGTTCTTCGATTTCAGGGAGGCGAAGCGACAGACGTGGCGCACCAGGTCAGATGCCGCCAGCGTGTCTTCACTCCTCCAACGCTGACCATCCCAGACCAGCCATTTGCCCCACGCCGCAACGTATCGCCAGTCGTTTTGGTACCTGCGGGTAAAGCTCACGGCCAATGCGTCTTCCGTGCCCCACACCGTCGGCTCCGGGTCATCTCCTTGCTGATCGGACGCTTCTTTGCCTTGGTGGTGCGATCCAAGGTCGGGCAAGTGCATGGTCATGTAAGGGCTGTTGACCACAATGTCGTGGACATCCATGCCCTCGATCAGCGCATCTGCGCAGTCCCATCCGTCTGGTGTGCCCTCCGGTGGATACAGAATGACGCAGCTGGTCGCCTTGGCCATTAGGATGGCCTGTGCCGCGTTTTCTGCATAGGACCAGCCCGGCTTGTCTTTGTCCGGCCAGATGATCACCGCCTTGCCCGCCAATGGCGACCAATCAGTCTTGTCAACCGGCGCGTTGGCGCCGAACATGGCGGTGGTGGCGCAAACGCCAGCATCGATCAAGGCTTTGGCGCACTTTTCACCCTCGACCAAGACCACTTGATCGGAATTGAGCATGCCGCTTTGGTTGTACAGAGGACGCGGATTCGGAGGTGCTGCCTTCTTTCGTTTGACATCCCAGGGCCGAAACTCTTTCTTCTGACCTGGCGGGTCATAGCGATACACGATGGCGATGAGTTTGCCGACGGCATCAACATAGTCCCACTTGGCAGTGGCCTTACCCAGATCGTCAGTGGGCGCCTCAACCTTGCGCTTGCGCGCCGGGATGGACGTTGCCGCGCCAGCCAAGTCGGCTGCCCTGGCCAGCACTGCGGGGAAGTCAGTTTGGACGTTGATGCCGAAGTGGCCACCAATCAAATCGTACTGATCGCCGCCAGAGCCGTTTTCTCGATCGGTCCAAAGCCCCGCCTTGTCACCGGTGAGCACAATCTCGAGACTGTCGCCGGGGCTGCCTAGGATGTCACCGATGTAGAACTTGCCGCGTTTGACCTTGCCAGCCGGGAACATCATCGTCAACACCGATTCAAGCTTGCTCAGCAAACTGGCTCGAATTTCCTCGCGACGAGAATCCTCGTTCGCCGAAGGCGCCGGTATCGCGTCGTTAAAGTCCATCATGAGCAGGCCCCTCCAGTTGCGGGGTCTTGTCGTTGGAGCCACTGACCACACGGCTATTGGCGGCCCAGGTGCTCAGATCACCCATGCGAAAGCGCACCAGGCCGCCCATCACGTAATGCGGAATGCGGTACTTGGCACGCAGCTTCTGGTCGGCAAACCAGTACAGTGGCAGTCGCAGCGCGCACGCTGCCTGTTTGGCGTCGACCATGGGCTCTGCCTCAATGGGTAAATCTTGTTGACTGTTGATCATGGATTGGTCCTCCAGCAACGATCTGCCCAAGCGCAGAATTTGCATTCAAAGTGAGTGGAATCGGTAAACGAGCGCGGGAGAAGATCTCCGGCTTCGGTGGCAGTGATCACGCGCGCACCCCGGTCCGACATGCGTTGTGCCAATGCCGCGTCAAACGGAATCAACTCGGCGTAGATCTCCATCGTGTCGGCGTTGACCGCAGTGAAGAGCGCCGGATGCTCGTGTAACTCGAGGTAGGTTTGGTACAGCGCGATCTGCGCCGCATAGATCGGCTTGGAAACGGCAAGCTTGTGTTTCTCGACATCACGCCATGCCTTGGCGCCAAGGCATTTGTTTTCCCAAAGGGCGGGGTAGGCAAAACCATCGGGACCTGCGATCAGCACGCCGTCAACATGACCACGAAGGCGGCCACCGGCAACAGAGAAGCCGAACTGGTGACCGTTGGCATCCTCGGTCTTCAGGGTGAAGCCGGCCATGCGCAACCAGCGGATCACCATGTCTTCCGTTCGGTGACCGCGCTCGAAG